AATGCCGCCAAGTTTCGCTACCTTAGGTACATTGCAGGGGGTTGGAATAAATACCCCCTTTTTTTAAAAATTTAAAATTTTATTGATATGCCATGCTGTAATTGTTGCGAAAAATCACTAAATTTGGGCTGTCTTAATGCTTGTAATGCCATTTATAATACAGGTATTGTTGCCGATTTTATGAATGAAGGCGTTTGGGTTTTAGAATTAACGTTTGGTTCTGTAAATTTATATTATAGTAGACAAGTTTTTGCAAACCAAACGGTAATATTTGAACTTACAAACCTAAACGAAAATTACACCTATTTAGGGCAAATAATTGATCCTAATGGAACTATAATAAACATTGAAGTTAATGGTATAGAATATGATTGTATCGAATTTAGTACTAAAATAATAACAAATATATGATTGATATTGTAAAACTCGCGAACGGTAATGTAGCTATTTATGATAATGCTACTACTGATTTTATTAGTATGCTATCGCCCGATATTGTAGAAATAGAATGTAACGTAAACGGTACAGTTAAAGTTATTCAAGATAATGGTAATGTAGAATATTTCGACCCTGCAATGGTTGCAAATACTCAAGTATTACCAGCTGCCGCTGTACCGTTTTCGGGTTCATGTGCCGACCTTGCATTGCTACTAAGCACTGATTTTTTTTTTGTAGTTAGTGGCGGCGGTGGCAGTTTAGCAACACTTAGCGATGTTACATTATCTTCACCTGCATATGGTGATTACTTAGAATATAATGGTACTGCATGGGTTAATCAAGGCTTAGTTTATACTATTGAACTTATTGCAGCATTAACCGTTGATTTTTACGCTCCGTACAATATGAAAATTAACAGTGTAACTAATATTTTAAACAGTCCAACAACTACAATTCAAGACGATAATGTAGCCTATGTTTTGGGAGCTACAATCGCAGCAGGTTCTAAAATAACAGTAACGGTAAATACAGCCGCAGTCGTAAACTTAAACATCACAAAAGCATGATAGGGAACTATATTAAAGCAGTTGCAGCCGCAGTAAGCCGCAGCACTGCAAAGCTAATGAAAACAGGGCAAACAACAAGCTATCGCACAGGTGACGATGGAGATTTAGAAGCAGGTAGAAATGTAGACTTTACCACTCTTGCAGAAAATAATCCTTTCGGTAATACAAATAGATTTACAGATGAACTTGGCGGTAGTACATACACAAATGATATTGTAATTGACTGGAGTACTTATGATGGTTCAACGGTTTTAGGATATAGAAGAACAAGAAATGGAACTAATGTAACTTGGGACCAAGCAATAGATGGAGCCTTAGCAGTTAGTATAGGTACATTTACAACGGGTTGGAGATTACCTAATGTGCAAGAATTATTTTCGCTTTTAAATTGGACTACTTTAGGAATAAATTATTCGCCTTTAAATATTGGATTAAATTCAACAATTTCAATATGGACTTCAACTACAAATCCAGCAGGAACGACAACAGCATATAGATTAAGTAATTTAAATATATATTCAGCAGCATCAAAAACAGGTGCTTCAAATTACATTCCCTGCCGAACATTCACAGTAACAGGAACAACACTTTCATAAAAATAATATCATGACATACAAATTTCCACAATTTAACGTACAGATTGTAAATCCTACAATTTCAATAAACCTAAACACTATTTCAGACGCAGCCATTGACAAACTTTTGGCAGTTGACGTGCTTTTGACAACAGATAGCGCGGAGTTCGGAGTTCGTGCTGAAAATATGCCATATACAGACACTTGGGATGATGCCGACATTCCAGATATGGTTAATATTTGGCTGGCTCAATTCGCTGTATAATGCTATCACTACTAATACTCATACCCATCGCAGCCTGTGCAATAGTGTTTTTACATTACTGCATAGGCTCACCGATTCAGGGCGAATATTACACAGGGCGTATATTTTCGTTTTACGGTGCTTTTATTTCTAAACGTTATTTAGACTTCGAAGCAAAAGAAAAAACGCGCGTATGGGCAAAATATAACGAATGGAAAACTAAACGTGATGAATATTTAAACCAACAATTAGAAAACAAAACAGCTGAAGAAGCTGACGTAATCTACAAAGACTACCTACAACAGGTTGAAACGGTTTATAATGATACCGAAAACAATATGAAAAATAATCCTTGGTCGATGGCAGGCGCATGCCCTATTTGTTTCGGCACTTGGGTTTCAATATTTACATTTACGTTCTTTATTATTTTTGTTCCGCTGCCATGGTGGTATATTTTTATAGGTACACCTGCTGCAGTTATTGTTTCACGTTATATTAAACTTAGTTAAATGGATTCCCTCACGATTAACGCCGATTCCCTTCGCGTAACTGCTGATTCGCTAAATTATTTTATGCAAGTTTTGCCCGAACTCAAACAGCAACTTTGCATATTGAAACCGCTTATTATTTGCCTTAGTTTTCTATTATTAGTTGATTTTTTAACAGGCGTTCGTAAAGCTAAAGCAAAGGGCGAAAAAATAATATCAGGAGGTTTTAGAAGATCCATTAACAAAATGAACGATTATTGTTTAGCTATAATTTCAAGTCAGGTTTTCACATGGATGTTAGATTTAGAATTTACATTATCATATTATGTAGCTGTATTTGTTTGTGGTATTGAACTAAAATCTATTTATGAAAATGTTTCACAAACAACTGGAGTAAATATAGTAGGTTATATTAAAGGTTTTATACCTAACCCTATGAATATATTAAAAAAGCCCGGTAACGATACCGAGCCTAAATGATGCTTTGTTTTCATTGTTTTCCATGTGGGCCGCTGTCAGTTTTTGGCAGCGGTTTTTCATTTTCGCGCTATAAGTATTTCATGTGTTTCAAATTTAATCAATGCTGCTACTTGAATTATTTTATGATATTCAAAATATTCATCTGCATCTTGTTCTATATCATCAATTGTAATATTATCGCGGTCCCATAACGCTAATTCACAATGAAGCTTAAACCTATCAGACATAAGCGATTTAAATAGAAACAACGGTATGTAGTGTTCAGTTTTTGGCAACTGCTTAATTAAATCAAAATTTAGGCATTTGCGGTGATTTACATATACAGGCCATACTGATAATTCATTAGGTATCATGCGCTGAATATCACCCATTGAAACGCCTATTTTTCTATCTATAAATGCTGTTAAATCCTGGTTAGGAAACAGCTTATTCACCGCTATCGCTACGCAATTCATAGGCTGATAATAATACTTTTTTACATTCGTTTAAATACCATTCTGTTTGTGATGGTGGCAAAGTAAGCCCCATTGCTATGAGTTCAGCTATTACTGCTACATTTTCATAAGTGCTATCATTTAATATTTCACGTTCTTCAGCTGAAGCTGCTTTTTCAAATGTATTCGTAAATAAATTTATAGCAGTTCGCAAATCTAAAAAACGTTTTTTCATTTCAAATTTTAGTTTAGTAGGTTCGAACTGAGCAATAGCATATTTTGCAGTGCTAAGTGATCCTAACAAAAGCCAAATATTTTGTGTTAGTTCGTTTACGCGCTGTTCACCAACTTTAGCAATTAGTGCCGCTTTTTTTTCATCATTTGTCATTTTTAAGTTTGTTTTCAAGTTCGTTAATTTTGTGCTGTACTATATCAATTTTTAATTCTATTTCATCATCATAAGGCTGTTGAGTTTGAATCCATAATAATGCATCAGCAAAACCTTTGTTATATTCAAGTATTCTTCTTAAACGTTGCTGTTCTGTTCGTGTCATAACTTATTTTTTGCTTCGTACATTTTACTATAAACTTCAGCGGCTGCCATATAACCGCGCTGATATTCTGTTAGTGATTCTTTACGTAAACGTTCACAATATAAAATAGCATCCATCAATTCTTCTTGCATGTGATTTAACCATTCTGAATAGCTTAAATCGGTCCTATCAAGTGTTTTATTATATTTCTGAATACCAAGTTCGCTACGATGTTTAAATTTCGTTATAATGGATTCTACGATGCTATCAATATGTTTTTCCATGTTTGTATGGTCTTGAAGCGTTATACATCAGTTTAGCGTTAATATGAAAGTCTAAATCAATACCGAACTTATGGCTAAAATCTAACAGCCTAATTATTGCATCAGCTATTTCATCCTGAACGGTGTCTTTAATTGTTTCACGAAATACAGCAGGTGCAGGGTTATTCAAATATTCTACATAATTATTTTCAGTTGCCCATTTACCAGCGCGATCAGCTTCAATGGCTTCAGATAATTCGCAAACTGTAAGCATTACAACTTCCGTTAATTTGCGTTCATCATCCCAAAAACCGCGCGCGGCATTACCTTCATGTATTGTTTTTGCTAATTCGTTGAACATGTGTTTTGTTTTTAATAGTTTGTAGCCATGGCAAAATTCGAACCTGCAAAAACACTTTGAAATTTACCTACGCACCGTGAGGTAGTGTTCTTCATTATTCGCATTGCCTAATCATTGACGCGTTTTACATTTCGGCTGCCGTGCGTGTCACTAAGCGTTTACCGTTCCGCCACATGGCTAATAAAATCTTACTAATTCTGTATTACTAAATTCTTTTAAATTATCACGTGCCGGTACTTTAACTGCTTTCTTCTTATCTATGCTGTTCATTATTCGAGCGCGTGAAATGCCAAAATATAAACAAGCTGAATCTACCGACATAAAGTTTATAAATGATTCATCAGTAAATACCGCTTTAACATGTCGGTTCTGTTTTGGTATTTTACCTAATTGTTCTTTAAGTTCGTTTCGTTCCTGGATGTATTTATAAACAGATTCAGCTGTTACTAAGCTTTCAGTTTTTATATTGCCAATGCTTACAAAATCATCAAAATGTTTTATATAAAGTTCATCAGGTTTAGCTTCTTTTAAAAAACCAGCATTTATTAACTGCCTTATTCGTACTTGATGATATTTAATATTTTTAAAACCATTAGGTTTTATTGCTTGCATTGCCTGTTCAAATGTTAAAAACATATCTTATTTTTAAAAAAAAACCGCCTGAACTTCAAAAAACAGGCGGCCAAACCAAATGACTAACTAACGTGATGAAAACTGACAATAAAAAATAAGATAATTATTTTATATTTGCAAGTTAAAACGGTAAATTATCATCATTATTTTGTGTTATAACTTCAACTTCTACTGCTTGCGCTTTTGGTCCGTTGTTTATTTTTCTGCAATATGAAGCAATAATATCGGTGTAGTACTTGCCTTCATGTTCACGGTATTCTATTTTGCCTTCAATAAAAAGCATATCGCCTTTTTCAAGTTTTGTATTATTCCAATAACTTACCTGGTGCCATTGAGTTTTTTCTTGCCATTCGCCGTTTTTGTCTTTACTGCTTTCAGATGTAGCAAAACTAAACTTAGTTAGCGTTTTATCTCCAAATGTTTTTTGCTCAGGTTCTTTGCCAATTCTACCGATTAGCGTTACGCGGTTTACCATCGTATTTATTTTTATTTGTTAATGAATGATTATTTGGCCTGTATCGACCTTTGCTCCATATTTCGCTGTCATCAAAAAAAAACGTTCTAACAGCGCCAAGTTCATAAATCTTTGTTTCACGTGTGCAAATGGCTTTATAATTGCCTAAAGATAGCTTTTCAACTATTAGCCATTCATCACCTTCAATTTTATCATGAAAAAACTTGTAAATCATAGCGCCAAAGTTCATATTTTTCAATGATACTTATAAGTGTTTGCGCGTATTTTTTATCCGTAGCATAACCACATTTTTTTAATCCATGTGCCCATGCTTTGTAATCAGATCTTTTAAGTTTTGTTAAATGCCTATAGTGTTTAGATGTTAACAACTTTGAATGATCTCGATATGACCACCAGGCAGATTTATAAACTTGAAATTTATCGCGTGGTGTATCATCTTTATAAATCGCATATTTGCCGAATCCGCGATACTTTACGCCAAAATGATTATTATGCTTAACCGCCAAACTTGAACGCCCTGCATTTGATTCTATGATACCTTGTGCTAATGTTATTGATACCGGTATGTTATATAATTTTGCTTCTTGCTTTGCAGTTTTTAAAAACCTATCAATATACTGATGAACATGGTTTTTTTTCGGCTGCTTTTTTAGTGCCGGAAATGTAGCAGATGCAAATAATATTACTGCTAAAAATAAGAATATTGTTTTCATATTAGGTTGTTAATTTTCATTGCTCTTATCAATCGTGTAATACCTATACCGGCACCAACACGTGGAAAAAAGTCGTTGTTAAGAAATTCGTTTAATTCATCAATTACGCGGTTATAACCAAATAAACTGAATAGCTTATCAGCATAACGACCATCTTCAATACTAAAAAATGTTTCGCGCATTTGTTCTTTATCTGTTGAACGTTCAGCACTGCCTATTGTTTCCTGGCCACAAAGCAAAACATCTATTTTTTTAGCTGTACCGTTTTCGCGTTTCATATTCCAAAATGGATTAGTTCGTTCAGGAAAATTACAAAGTAATACAGCATCTGAAATATCTTGATACATTTTAGTTTCAATATCAGATTCAATAATACTTACACCGTATTCGCTGCAAACATCTTCATAGTTTTTAGATATAAAATGCTCAAAACCTAAATATTTAATAAGTTCAATTTCTAAGTTTTTAAGGTCGTTCATATCGCCCGCAAATTCAAATTCAAACATCGGAAATATCATACAATGTCGACCTTCGATAGGGTTTTTTTCAGCACGATAAGATGTACTAAGGCAATAAAAACCATGCGCTTCAGGATTGTTTAAAAGTTCGTGTTCTAACCACATTTGACCTGTTTGCGGCAATGGCCAAATCTTATCAGCATATTGATAAGTACGAACATTAAAAGGGTCTTCACATGCTGCTAAAATACTTAGGCGGTTTTGTGTATGTACTTCATAAAAATTTTTATTATTAAAGAAGCTACGCAGCATTTTAGTTACCTTAGTAAAATCTTTAAAATCAATGTGAGGGTAAAAACTTGAATGCAAAGAATGTTGTTTCATTGTTTTTGTTATGTTTAAAGTGTTAAAAATATGCGTTTTTAAATTATACACTAAACGCTAACAGTGCCGACATACGATTCGGAATACCTAATGTATTATCTTCGGTCTATACTTAGCGCTAAGTAGAGGGCTTATGTTTTTTATATGGTTTTATACTTGTTATCGAATCATTTACTATCATTATTTTCAAAGTATCAGCACCATTATATGTTTGTTCAGGTGCTTTATATTCTTGTTTGCAGGTTATCAGATTGTAAAAAACAGCCCACAATATAACTATTATTATTATATCCTTAATCATAATATTGCATATCAATTTGTGATTCATAATAAGCATCTAATTCAGCTTCATAGGCTTCAGATAATGCTTCTTGCATAAGTTCATCAATATACAATTCAGATGTTTGAAGAAACCAAGCTAATTCCTTAGAATCTTTATATTCTACATCATCAATATGAGTGCTGATAATATCAAAATAACCATCGTAATCAGGTTCTAACGGTGCGCCCCAACTGTCACGGCTGCCGCGTTCAGGTTCATTGTATTCAGCTACAATTTGAATAATATAGCCATCGTAGTTTAATTCTGCTGTTGTTTTCATTATGTTAGAAGTTTTTAAAGTTCTTGATAATCTGTAAATGGTTTAAATATTTTATAGCCTTTTGATTTTAAATGCTGTATCATTTCTTCATCTGTTATAAATTGTATTTGTGGTTGAACAGATGTTTTAGAATGATAGAAATTATTATTTGTTTCGTTAATAACTTTTTTAATATTTTCAGCCATTTCAATTGAAGGCTGTTTGAATCTACAAAAATAATTTTTATTTCTTTTTTCTACTAAACCTAATTCTTTACAAGTTAAAATAAATCTTGCACCTATTTTTCTGTCTTTTGCAAACTTTGTACTGTTTTGAATTTTACCTATTTTTTGTAGGTCTAATAATGCATCGTAATACTTTTCAATTGTCGTTTTCATGTGATTTGATTTTAATAGTTAATAATTTCGGTTAAAACATCATAATAATACTGTATAACTTCGGTAGTTTTTTCATCGCTTAAACTATGTACTAAAATATCTGATACTACTGCATCGCTAAGTTCATCAGCAACTAACATACAGATATTTTTAGTGTGTTGTTTTTCTGTATCGGTCATTTGTTCATATCGGCCGAAACTGTAACGCTGTATAAGTTCAGCTGCTTTTTGCTTCGGTGTCATGCTGTTGTTTTGCTAATTCTAAATAATGTACAGCTTCTTTAATAATAACTGATACAATCCCAAGTTTATAAGCTGAACGGTGTTCAAATTTAAGATCTTTTAGCGCATCAGATTTATCAGCATCAAACATAGCATTATTTAAACGTTCTAATGCCATTTCAATTAGGTAGGTCATTTTTTGTTCCTTAGTCATGTCGGTTTGTTTTAATAATTATGAAAATCGTGATACAAAATTACAACCCTTTTTTATATTTCCAAACTTTTTATGAAAAATTTTACATATTTTTTAAATTTATTGAAACGCATCGACCTGACATACCAGCTGCAAAACGCGTATTAGTTCTCCTTGATGCACCTTTTAGCCTTAAAAGAATAGTATTCCATGATATTTGCCAAGGTGTGCCGCTTAGAACTTTTTTAACAAAAACAGATGTATTTAATATTAAAAGATCATCGCCAATAACGCGAATACCTAAACGCATTAGACGTTCATTTGCTTCAGCTTGCGATGGTTTTACACTTGGCTGATAGTTGTGGGCACATTCTACTAATTCGCCAACTGTTTTAGTGCCTACATAGTTTTCAGCTTCTATACGTATTTCTTGACTTAGTATCTGTTGTAAACATCTTTGTTCATCTGTTAAATCTTCTTTATCTTCTTCATATTTGCGCATGTCTAAAATTGCGGCCGCTTCTTCTAATGCTATTTCAGTTGTTACCGGATCATCATGCAGTGTATGCCACCAACCACCCATAAGCGCTCCAAACTGATCACCTACAGCCCTATCTTCAGTTATAATAGAAACAGCATGTGTAAATAGCTTTATGCTTTTTTGTATGTTATCGGCTAAATTTAACATTCGCGCCTGAAAACGTGAGCCAAAATCATCTGTTAAAACTTTGCTTTTTAGCTTTTCAAGTTCGTTAAACTGTTTTGGGTCAGGTAATTTTTTTAGTTCCAAAACACAAAAACGGCGCTTATCTGAATCATTTACTAACTGTGGATTTATTGATACAAATAAAAAACAGCTACGTACAAAATAATCAATAGCCTTTCCATCTTTGCCACCTTTAGCGATTGCGGGCGATTTTTCACTACTTGCCGCCCTGGCTAATCCTATTATTTCCTGCATACGTTGTGCCGCGCGTTCATCATTACCTTCGCCTTCATCTATTGTAACAGGCAACGCATCTGAATTTAATTTTTGCCTAACAGCTGGTTCAGTTGCCGCCGTGCCCTGTACACTAACTGCAATGTTACCAATAACTTCATTTATAATGTTTTCTAAAACCCATGATTTACCATTACCGCGCGGTCCTGTTATCCAAACGTGGGGCCGCCATTTTAAGATACCCGAAATTGGCGCCAAGGCTAACCAACCTGATAATAAAATAGCATCTGCTTTAGTTTGCCAATTTAGCTTGTTTAGTATTTTTGGTATCATACCCGCCTCAGTAGGTAACAGCGGCGCTTCAATTGGCATATCAATAGCCTTGTTATAAACATAGCTGTATTTAGTATCTAAGCCGCCTAAATTGTAGCGTTTTTTGTCTTGTATAAGCTGTTGACCTGCATGAAATACAACGCCGTTTTTTTCTTGCCATGCACCGCGACCGCGTATGTTTTCTGTATTGTAAAAACCTACAGAATTACAGAAATTTATAAGATAATCGGCAGCTGTATTTACATCGTAATTACTTGAATCTCGATTTGGAAATGATAGCAGCCAAAATTCTAATGGCGCAATAGATAGTAAATTATTTTTATTTAATGCTGTTGCTTTAAACTTTACTATTGACATCGTTGAACGTATGTAAAAATAATAAAGCATTTGCCCATCTTCAATACCCCATCCTAACGGGCGAAAATACCCACCTATAAAACCTTTTTTATCGGTTTCGGGCGGTGATGCTGTAGGGCGTTCTGCTTTAGGTTTCTTTGTAGTTTGTTTGGGTTTTTGTTCCCAGTCAATTGGTTTGTCCTGTTTCATTGTCTTATAATTTAGATAGCCATTGTTCATAAATTTGTTTTGCTATTTGTGCTGTCATTACAGGTGGGACACTCATGCCGATTAAATAATCAAATAGATTGCTATTAAAATTATAATCTAATGGATAGCTTCCAATTTGGCAAAGTTCTGATTTATTCATATATGTTGCATCTTCTTTAATTAGTTTAGAACCGCTTGTA